AGAACTGAAGAGCATGCATTTAGAGATGAAACAAAAAATAGTATATTTAACTTAGTTAAACTGTACGAACAAATAGATTACAATGATGGCTTAGGTAGCTCTGCTGTGTTGAACACAGGAAACTTTCAATGGGCCAATGGAGTTAAAGATACAGTAGTAACTTTTAATCCAGATCCTAACGGTAGATTTAAACTTAGTTGGGTTCCAGATTTTAATTTACAAAACAATGTAATAATAAAAAATGGAGTTAAGCATCCAGGTAATGAACACATGGGCGCCTTTGGCTGCGATAGCTATGATATTAGTGGTACAGTGGATGGCAGAGGATCCAACGGATCTCTTCATGGATTAACTAAATTTAGCATGGAGTCAGCTCCTGCTAATACATTTTTTTTAGAATATATTGCAAGACCACAAACCGCTGAAATATTTTTTGAAGACATACTAATGGCATTGGTTTTTTATGGCATGCCGTTATTAGCAGAGAACAATAAACCAAGATTACTTTATCATCTCAAGCGAAGAGGCTATAGAGGATTTAGTATGAATAGGCCAGACAAAATTTGGAACAAGCTTTCTGTAGCGGAAAAAGAAGTTGGTGGTATTCCAAACTCTAGTGAAGACATTAAGCAAGCTCACGCCGCCGCTATTGAGATGTATATCAACGATCACGTTGGTTTGATGAGTGATGGTAGCTTTGGTACAATGTATTTTAACGAGACGCTAAACGACTGGGCTAAGTTTGATATAAACAAAAGAACTAAGTTTGATGCTGCTATAAGTTCTGGATTAGCAATAATGGCTTGCAATAGACATTTGTATAGACCTGTTAACGTAAAAGAAAAAAAACCACTAAACTTTTCGCTATCTAAATATAGTAACGATGGTGTAACCTCTAAAATAATTAAAAATTAAATATGGCTTACAGAAACACAAACAATTTTCCAAGTCAGGTAGTACCTGATGTAGAAAAAATAAGCTACGATTATGGTTTAAAAGTTGCGCTTGCTATTGAAGGTGAATGGTTTGATAGAAACGAAGACGGAAACATAAGAGGTAACGGAAGATTTTATAGCAATAAAAACAACTTTCATAACCTAAGACTTTACGCTAGAGGCGAACAGTCTGTGCAAAAATATAAAAACGAGCTTTCTATAAATGGTGACTTGAGCTACTTGAACTTAGACTGGAAACCAGTTCCTGTTATACCTAAGTTTGTAGACATTGTAGTTAACGGTATGACAGAAAGAAACTACGACATAAAAGTATTTTCTCAAGATCCATACGGCGTGGCAAAAAGAACTGAGTATATGGAAAGTGTACTTAGAGACATGAAAATGAAAGAGTTTGACGCCGTGGCTAAAGCTCAACTCAATATGGATCTAGCAGAAAACGATCCTGAAACTTTACCAGAGACAGAGCAAGAGCTAGAACTTCACATGCAACTTACATATAAGCAAGCTACTGAGTTAGCAGAAGAGCAAGCTATAAGTGTATTACTACAAGGAAATAACTACGAACTAACTAGAAAAAAACTTTATTATGATCTAGCTGTTTTAGGTATGGCCTCTGTAAAAACAACGTTTAGTACATCTGAAGGTGTTAAAGTAGAGTACGTTGATCCTGATAGGATGGTACATTCTTACACAGAGTCTCCTTATTTTGACGATGTCTATTATATTGGAGAAGTTAAAACAGTACCTATAAATGAGCTTGTAAAAGAGTTTCCTCATTTATCAAACGAAGATTTAGAAGAAATACAACAATACAACAATAGTAGAACTTACGAATACAATAAAGGTAGAAGAGATCAAGATATAAACCAAGTTGAGGTTTTATACTTTAACTGGAAGACTTACATGAACGAAGTTTACAAGCTTAAAGAAACTGGTAGCGGTGGAGAAAAAGCTATAGAAAAAGACGATCAGTTTGATCCACCTACAGACATGCAAGGTGGCTTTGCTAAGCTATCAAGACAGGTTGAAGTATTGTATGAAGGAGCTACAATAATTGGCTCTGACAAACTACTTAAGTGGGAGATGGCAGAGAACATGATGCGATCTAAAAGCGATATGACTAAAGTTAAAATGAACTATAGTATTGTTGCTCCGCGTATGTACCAAGGTAGAATAGAAAGCATAGTAAGTCGTATTACTGGCTTTGCTGATATGATACAGCTTACACATTTGAAGCTACAACAAGTTATGGCTCGTATGGTCCCTGATGGTGTATATTTAGATGCTGATGGTTTAGCTGAAATAGATTTAGGCAATGGTACAAACTATAATCCTCAAGAAGCTTTAAACATGTTCTTCCAAACAGGTTCTGTTATTGGTAGATCATTTACTGCAGATGGTGATCCAAACCCAGGTAAGGTACCTATACAAGAAATATCAAACGGTAAAGGTGCTGGTGGTAAGATGCAAACTCTTATTGCAAACTACAACTACTACATGCAAATGATCCGTGACGTAACCGGTTTGAACGAAGCTAGAGATGGTAGTACTCCTGATAGAAACGCTTTAGTTGGCGTACAGAAACTAGCAGCAGCTAATAGTAACACCGCAACAAGACATATACTACAAGCTGGTTTATTTTTAACTGCTGATATAGCAGAACAATTATCACTAAGAATATCTGATGTACTAGAGTACTCGCCAACAAGAGATGCTTTTTTACAACAGATCGGCGTTCACAACGTGGCTACATTAGAAGAAATGTCAGAGCTACATCTTTACGACTTTGGTATATTCATTGAACTAGCTCCTGATGAAGAAGAAAGACAACTACTAGAAAACAATATTCAAATGGCTTTAGCTCAAAAGATAATAAAGTTATCAGATGCTATTGACATAAGAAATACTAAAAATGTAAAGCTTGCTAATGAACTTCTTAAAATAAAAGAAAAGAAAAAAGTAAAAGAAGATCAAGCAATGCAACAGCAAAATATTCAAGCTCAGCAACAAGCTCAGCAACAAACCGCACAGGCTCAAGCGCAGGCTGAAACACAAAAGCAACAAGCATTGACTCAGTCGCAAATACAGTTAGAGCAAGCTAAAGCAGAGTTTAGAGCAAAGACGCTACAGCAAGAAGCTCAAATAAAGAAAGACTTAATGGAAGCAGAGTTTCAGTACAATATGAAACTAAGAGCGTTAGAGGCAGAAGGCAAGGGTATGGTTGAAGATAAAAAGCAAAATCAAGCAGCGAGTAAAAAGTTTGAGTCAGCAGGTAATGATGAATTAGGGACTGGCTTGAATATGAATCAGTTTTAATTATTATATTTTATATTATGGAAGAAACAAAAGAAGTACAAGAAGAAAACGTAACTAAGGTAAGCTTGAAAAAGAAACCAGAAGAAACAGTTCACAAGGTGGACTTAAGCAAAAAAGAAGATGTTGAAGAAAGTAGAGTTGACGAGGCAGGAGTGGCTGGAAGCGATGAAGCTACCGACTCCGCACCGAAACAAGAAGAAGTACAAGCGGAAAACGAAGCACAAGAGCAGCCAGTACTAGAAGAAATTACCGAAGAAGAGCAGGGGCAAGCTGAAGAAGCTGTCGAAGAAATAATAGCTGAAGAAGCGCCTGAAACAAATCTTCCTGAGAACGTAGAGAAGCTAGTAGACTTCATGAAAGAAACAGGTGGTACTGTTGAGGATTATGTCAAGCTAAACAAAGACTATAGCGAGATGGACAATCTAACTGCTTTAGAAGAGTACTATAAAGTAACAAAACCTCATCTTGACGCTGAAGAAAGAAAGTTTTTAATGGACGAAACTTTTAGCTTTGACGAAGATGTTGACGATGACAAAGAAATAAGAAAAAAGAAAATCGCTTTAAAAGAGCAAGTTGCCGAAGCGAAAGCCTACTTAGACGGGCAAAAGTCTAAATATTACGATGAGATTAAAGCTGGTTCAAAGCTTCCGCCAGAGGCGAAGAAAGCTATGGATTTTTTTAATCGATATAACAAAGAATCTGAAGTAAGCAAGCAAAAGAACGAAAAGATTCAAAGCGCGTTTAACAGTAAAACTGAAAAATTATTTTCTGATAAGTTCAAAGGTTTTGAATATAACGTTGGAGAAAAGAAATATAGGTTTAATGTTAAAGATGTTAATAAAACAAAGACAACTCAAAGTGATATAAATAATTTCGTTAATAAGTTTACTAACGAAAATAACGATACACTCGAAGACGCTAAAGGCTATCATAAGT